ATCAAATTACACCTGAAGTAGCAAGAAAAAATCTATCTCAACCAATGATTGATAAGGCTATTGAAAAACTAAATCAAATGAGTGTTACAGCTCATAGAATGGAATTAACACATTATAAATTTGCTGATTATAGATCGCATGTTAATATGCCTGATTTAAAATATGTACGTTGGCGTGGAAAAGACTTCCAAGGGCTACAGCATGATTATATACAAAACACTAAAGCACATCAATTATATCAATAATTGTAGAAATTTTGTTTTCTAGATGACGATTTCTTAAACTTAAATCTAGGCCTTTATGTAAAGGCTTAGGTAAATGCTTTAAATCAAACCAACCCCATGCACAATGTTCAGAGCTTAGTTGCGGAATAAATTCCTCTGTTACTAAACAAAAATAAGTTTGAAATTTAAAATGTTGGTCGTTACTAACAAATTTTTCTAAAGGTATAGTTTTAGTAATTGATTGTTCGCCTATTTCTTCTTTAATTTCTCGTGACAATCCCTGCCATGCCGACTCTCCGTCTATATGAGTGCCGCCAACTAATCCCCAGTACCCTGTATGCTTACCTTCAGCTTTTTGTAATAACAAAAATCTTTTTGTAGATTTAGAACAAATTAATGCACCAGAGCATTCAACGGTTTTTATAGAGCTATTCTCCATTGTCCCCTCTTATACTCGCCCTCAAATGATTTGCTCCATTGTACACCGTTCCATTTATACTGTGTATTTGTATAGAAATTAGTTTGGTATACTATGTTATCAGTAACCTCGTCAGCACTAAAAATTACTACCCACTTAGTACCATCCCATTCAATAATGTCATTAGCTTCGGCTAAACCATCAGTGCCGTTAGAATTTTTCCACGCATCTGGACCGTCTTCGTTTACATTTAACTCGTACTCGATTTCATCGTCTGGATCTATCATGTTAGAAGCAACGATAATAAATTCTCTATCAGGCGGAATACCCTTAACATTAAATGTTAAAATTGAACCACTGCCATTTACTGTTAGTACAGTAATTAAACAGTCGTTTGTGATATTAACACCGCCTAAAAATCTACCTCTAACCCGCACTTTATCACCAGGGGCATATCCTGTCCCTGTGTTATTAATTACTGCACTATAAGATGCTGTAGCTAAATGTATAGTTACATCAAATGTAGCATTTTGTGCTGGCCCTGTAAAATTTTTAGAAGGTTTGTCATAATATACAGGATCAGGTTGAGGATTTGAAATTACTTCAACACCGTTTACATATAATTTATGATCGTTGATTTTTTTAGCAAGAGTATTTGTATGTATTAGATTAGTTCTATTTGACGACGTAAATCTATCACGGATTGCTCCACCAATACCGTCTACTAATAAGTAACGTTTTCCAGCAGCTATCGGCTGATCAGTTTTTTCTTTGTTTGGTCGTTTTGGATTAAATGTAGTAGGATCTACAATAGCATCAAAAAAACCGTATTCGTTAATAGGTCTTACTGGACCAGGAATAGCAGTGTTAGACGGAAACGTATCTGGATCCCAGGAAGCTACTAACATTGTTAGGTCTGTAGGATGAAAACTTATAGACCCTACTACTTCTGTGTCGTTTGGCTGTCTTAAATATATTTTACTTAATCCGCTAGTTAATTTACCAGGAAACTGCTGCACAATCATATCCCATGCTAACCAATTGTTTATTCCTATAGTAGTGTTGCGAGCTTTAATTATTGTAGTTTCAACTAGAATATCAAAATTTCCCACGCTTACTCGTTGATCAAACATTTTGTTTATAGGATCAACTTGACCAACTGCTATGTCTGTTGCTAGTCCATCTATATAATCTAGATGTGGATCACTTTTGTTTTCAAAAATATTGTTAATAATATTAGTAATAATACCTAACTTTTTAACCTTAACTGGTGGACTAATATAGATAGGAGTTTTGAGTGTAAGCGTAGCTACATCGATTGCAGAATTTGTACCTGTCGGTACGCTTCGAGAAGTGAATGTTACATCTTGTAATTCTAGTACACTAATAGAAGTCCAGTCAATGTAATTGTCAGTGGTTTGTAGTTCAAGGCTAGGATTGAATAATACTAGTATTTGCTCTAGTATTTGTAATTTTTGCTCGGTACTAGTCGACCAAATGTCAACTTTAAGAGTAAGATCGAACGGAGTAGGCATCAATCGTTCAACAGTGTAATTAGCTCCTTCGGAGTAGACGTAATCACCAGTAGCATCATCAATATCTCTTTCTCTTATGTGCAATTTACTAACAAAACTACTGTCACTTAATCTATCTCTAGCTAGATCTAGGTCATTAACGTAAACAGCAATACGAGGAGCAGTTGGTACAGTATTTTCGCTATTTTGATTTACAATAAATGCTGCCTGTCGATCTTGATCTCCATACATAACAGGAACTCTAACTAATGTTCCGTCTCCATATTGTACTACAAAATTACTAAGCATTCTAATAACTTGTGTAAGATATCTTCTTATTTGTCCGTCGTAAAAATATTGCATTAGAAATCTGCCCTAGGTTTAAGTGCTTTAGAAAGACTCTGACGTTCTTGAATATTATCTCCAGCAATAACTGCTGAATTAGTGTTATTAATAAATCCAGTTTTTTGAGTATTTCTATTATCTGTATTAGTAATTGTGTGTCGAACTGCATCTTCAACTTTGATCCAACGTTTACCGTCATACCTAAACAGCCTGTTAGGCATAAGATCAGTACGTAAAAAGAAATCATCTTTTAGTGCCGAGTTAGGAAATTGTATACCAAACCCAAAATCAGCACCATTAGGTGGAATCCCATCACCAATCAAATAACCACTGTATCCGGCACGTTTTGCACGTTCGTTCATTAAACTGGCATCTAACGTGATTGCACTAGCATCAATGTCAGTTTCGTCTGCTGTTCTTAAAGCAGGGTTGCCGTTTTCGTCTAAGGCCAGTGTGTAATAATGTTGTGTCTCAAAACCGCTCTTAGGCACATCTGCTTCCGCTTGAGCAATTACTGCATCGTTAATTTGAAGCTGTTTATTATAGTTACTTAGTACATCTCTTAATGTTTGATTAGTAGCTTCCCCAGTAACTGGATTTACAATAGCTTTGTCAAAAATTTCTTTATACTGTTGACTATCTATTATTTTTCTTAATTTTAATCTGTATAAATGTGGATACCATGTACGGCTAAATCCTTCAGCAGCACGACCTACTTCTTCAATAACAAAGTATCTAGGCAGTGCTACATCAAAGTCGTTAAGAGCAAACTCGTCACGTAAATGCGGAAGTTCTATAACATCTCCCGCTAAAGGTTTACGTCCGATCATACTGACAAAATCATTAATATGTACAGTCATAAAAACTGTATCATTGTCAATCATAAGTCCAAATTGACTTAAATTAAAATCAATATCGGAAACATTATAGATACCTCTAAGAGTATAAATGCTAGTATCGTATTTTCTATCACGATTTTCTAACAGCAGCAGATCTTGTATGTTAGTTTCTTTTACAGCATCATATCTAGGTTGATCTGCTGTAGCTTCTTCTAAACTGGGATTTTTAGGACCTAAATATTTGTGTAGATATACGTCAGTTCCGCCAACTTGAAACATCTCAGAAATATTACGATCTAAGAACTTGTAATCAGCACCTTTTTCTGGCTTGTAAATTGATAAACGGGGCATAGTCTAATATTTAGCGAATAAATACATAGGGAGATTGGAATGTCAGATAATCCGCAAGCCGTTAAACAAAAAGTATTCGATTATTGTCGCACTATGCTAGGTGACGGCATGATCGACGTTGAGCTCGATCCTATTCATTATGAAACAGCACTAGAAAAAGCACTAACTCGCTTTAGACAGCGTAGTCCTAACAGTGTAGAAGAAAGTTACATGTTCTTAGAATTAGAAAAAGATCGCAATGATTATATTCTTCCTCAAGAAGTTATTAATGTACAAAGTGTTTTTAGACGAACGCTAGGATCTAGAACAGGCGGTGGAACCGGTACAAACTTTGAACCATTTAACTTAGCCTATACTAACACATATCTATTAAATTCAACTATGTTAGGTGGTATTGCTACATATTTTATGTTTGCTAGCTATCAAGAAACAATTGGTAAAATGTTTGGTAGCTACATTGAATTTCAATGGATCCAGTCTAGTAGAACTTTGCGAATTTTACAACGTCCATTTACAGAAGGCGAAACTATAATGTTACGCTGCCAAAATTACAGACCCGATTATGTTATCATTGAAGATCTGTATGCAAGACAATGGATTAAAGATTATACACTTGCAAACTGTAAATTAATGTTAGGTGAAGCTCGTAGCAAGTTTTCAAGTATTGCAGGCCCGCAAGGCGGCGGCAGTTTGAATGGCGGCGACCTTAAAGCTGACGGAAAAGCTGAAGTTGAAAAATTAGATAAAGAACTTGAAACTTTAATTTCTGGCGGAACTGGATATACATTTATTATAGGCTAATATGAAAATCTACGAAGTTATTACAGAAGTACGTCAACCTAAACCTACTAAACGTCAAAGTCAATCTAGTAGAGGATTAACTATATATGGCGATTCTGAACGTGCTAACAGTGACTATGTAGCTTTTAAATTAGGACAAGCAATGGCCAGTACAGATGGCAAAACTAAACCAGACATTGATGGCAAAAGCTGGCACGGTAAAAAGAAAACAATTCATCCCTATACAGAAGTTGAACATGAAATGTTCAAACAGGCTGCTAAAGTAGTAGGTGCAGACTATCAAGATCTAAACAAAGGCGATATGCGTAGTCTAGAGCTCGAAACTACAAACATAACAAGTCCAGTTGCAAAGCCCAAACGCAACAAATATGGCGTATAATCACTATTGACAAACTTGTAAAAATCGTGTAATATATAGTATCACTGGGGGATACTATGATTGTTGGCTTTGTTGGTTTTATTGGTTCAGGCAAAGATACTGCCGCAGATTACTTGGTAAATTTTCATGGATATCGACGAGACTCGTTTGCTAACACACTTAAAGATGCAGTAGCTTGTGTTTTTGGATGGGATCGAACCTTACTTGAAGGGCGTACTAAAGAAGCCCGTGAATGGCGAGAGCAAGTTGACATGTGGTGGGCAGAACGCCTAGGTATGCCTAACCTAACACCTCGTTGGGTTTTACAATATTGGGGTACAGACGTGCTTCGCAAAAGCTTTCATGACGATATCTGGATTGCTAGCCTTGAAAACAAAATGCGCAAAACCGCTGATAATATTGTAATCAGTGATGTGCGATTTCCTAACGAAATTCAAGCAATTCATAATGCAGGCGGCATTGTTGTTCGTATCAAACGCGGTGATGACCCTGAATGGTATCAAGACGCTGTTAATATGAACGAAGGAAGCGGTAATATGAGCTGGCTGCTTAGTACCGATAAATTAAAACGTCTAGGGATACACGCTAGTGAAACTAGCTGGGTTGGCGGGGATATTGATCATACTATTTCTAACAATTCTACCATAGATGAACTGTTTGAACAAATTAGAAATCTGGTAGAAGATCGCCACGACGCCACTGAAACCCTTCTTTATGTAACAGCCTCTGGCAATTAGCACATACAGACTTTAAATTACTGTGACGAGTATTATTGAGATTGCCGTCTATGTGATAAACATTAAACTGTTCTTTGTATTTTGATTTAAAATTACATTTGTCGCAAACAAGCTTTATGCGATAACCATCTTGATACCATTTAGGCAGTCCTTTAGCAGTACCTCCGTACCTAAGACAAGATTCGCACTTAGATCTGTAATAAATCTTTCCTGCTTTTTGATAGTTTATCGCCGCGGGTCTCAACCCGCATGTACATAATGGTCTAGTCATAAAGCTATTTATAACTGCCCTTTTTGATCCCTTTTTGGTCTGTTATTACTAGGTATTTTTTGATACTTTCCAATAAATACTAGTAGAACAAAAACCTTAGGAGATTCCAAGATGGCATTAAGTTCACCAGGCGTAGAAGTCAAAGTAATTGACGAATCGTTTTATACACCAGCAGCTCCTGGCACAGTACCACTAGTAATTGTTGCCTCTGCTGAAAACAAAGCAAACAGCGGAGGTACCGGAACCGCCCCGGGCACACTTAAAGCCAACGCTGGAGAAGTTTATCTTCTAACAAGTCAGCGTGATTTAGGTGATGTATTCGGAGATCCAGTCTTTAAGACAGATTCAAATAACAATCCTATCCATGCTGGAGAGCAAAACGAATACGGTTTACAAGCCGCATATAGTTTATTAGGTGTTAGCAATCGTGCATTTGTTGTACGTGCTGATTTAGATCTAAATCAACTAGATGCTCGTGCTACAGAACCAGATTCAAATCCGGCCAATGGAACACACTGGCTAGATACAAGTACTACATCATTTGGTATCTTTGAATGGAACGGTGCACCTGTAACAACACGTGGCGGCCAAAAGTTTACTAACAAAGTTCCTCGTGTAATTACTGATCCTACACAAGTAGATTCTGCTACTGGCGGACCTAAAGGATCAATAGGAGCAATAGGAGATTATGCTGTAGTTATGACGGAAGATGAGCTTGCAGACAATCCTCAACTTACAACTCTGCATCCAGGTAAACTATGGTACAGAAATAGATCCGGGGACTGGGTAGCAGTAGGTACAGCAGATTGGTTTAATAGTTGGCCAGCAGTTACAGGTTCTGCTATTAACCCTACTCTTGTATCAGGTAACACATTTACTATAAATGGTGTAACAATAATGTCAGGAACAACTGTTGCATCTGTAGTTGCTGATATTAATACAAAAATGGCTGCTCAAGGTATTAGTGCAGCAGCGCCAAACGGAAAATTAGAAATTTATAGTGACGGTACTCAAGGCAATAACCCCGAAGATAGCACAAGCTCTAATAGTGTTGTAATTGCTAACGGAACAGGTTCACTAGTTGGCACAGAGGGTGGCGTATTAGGTATTAAAACAGGCACAATTTACTTTGCTCCTAGATTGCAAATTAGCAAACATACTCAAGTTCCACAGTGGAAACTAACAGGATCTGAAAGAAGACCTACAGGTTCTGTATGGATTAAAACAACTGAACCAAATTTAGGTTCTCGCTGGAGAGTTAAGCGTTGGAGCGATTCAACCTCTGCCTGGGAAAGAGTTGATTCTCCATTATATGCTAATGGACAATCGGCAATAAACGCACTTGACCCAGCAGGAGGCGGTGTGAATTTACCAGTTGGCACATTATATGTTCAAACAAATTATACTGAAGATAATGGTACTGACAATAGTCCAAGATTAGCTTCGTGGAAAATTTGGAGGAAAGGCGGCAACGAAACCGCTACTGTTATTAAAACAGCTAAAATTGAAAACGGAACAGTAACAGCTCAAGCTAAATCGTTTATACTAGCCGAAAGCTTACAGGGATCAGATGCACTTGCTGATTATTTTGATAACGGTTCTTATCTTCCAAAAACAGTTTCTTGGACCGCAGGCGGCACAATTGCTGATTCGACATTAATGGCTAACGCTATTAATTCTGCAGGATTTACTAACATCGAAGCCGAAGTTGATTCACAAAATCGTGTTTTAATTAAGCACAGATTAGGCGGCGATTTTAGAATGACAGAAGGTGCAGGCGCCCCATTAGCTGACTATGGATTAGCAACCTGGAATTATGAACCAGGAGCAACAAATGCAGGAAACACACAATTCTTGTTTGCAGCACCGAACGGAGATGTATTACATGATTACATTGCTAGTTCATGGGAACCTCTAGTATATGCAGCTAATGCAGATGCTCCTACACGTATTCCAGTAGACGGACGCCTATGGTACAGTTCTGTAATTGACGAAGTTGATATTATGATCCACGACGGTGACAAATGGGTTGGATATCAAAACTATGCTGAATACGGAAATACTGATGCTGACGGACCTATTGTAAGTGCAACAGCACCAGAGCTTCAAAGTGATGGTAATCCGTTAGTAACTGGTGATTTGTGGGTAAGCACAGCAGACATGGAAAATTTCCCTCAAATTTACAGATTTAATTTTGATCTAGCTAATTTACCAATTTCAAAACGTTGGGTATTACTAGATAAAACAGATCAAAGCACAGAAGACGGTGTATTATTTGCAGATGCTCGTTATAATACAAGCGGAACTAATAGTTACGAACAAGGCACTATTGCAAGTCTGTTATCTAGCAATTACGTTGACCCTGATTGTCCAGATCCAGCACTATATCCAAAAGGTATGTTGCTATGGAACTTACGTAGAAGCGGTTATAACGTAAAAGAATTCAAACGTGATTATATTAATACTGCTGATGATAACATTCGTTTCAACGGCGAAGCAATGGAACTATACTATCCACATCGTTGGACAACTGTAAGCGGAAACCAAGATGACGGTTCTGGAAGTTTTGGACGTAAAGCACAACGTAAAGTTGTTGTACAAGCCTTACAAGCTACAGTTAATAGTAATCAACAGATCCGTGACGAAGACG